GTTTGTCGTTTACGTCCATTAAATGTCGTATTAAATACTTCTTCAGCCTTAGATCGTCGAATAAGCTTTTTGGCAAGTAAGATTTCGACAGTCATTCTCCATCCACGTTTAATAACATGTCCAACCCAGTCTGTGACATTATGCTCAGGTATATCTATATTGTCTACTCCACAGACATGTTCTAATTCAATACCCTTAGAAACGTATAGTCCTGACGGTAGCTTATACAGATCTGCACTAGGAACTATTCGCAGATTCCGATTGCATTTTTGCAATTTGCGAAGAAACATTCCTGGTAACATTATTCAGCCTTTGGGAGCTTATTTCTCATTTCTTCAACGGACAAGGATTTAACATCTCCATTAGTCTGAGCCTTGCCAGTTTTACGAAGAACAATAATTGTCCCACCATCCTGAAATTCGATAACTTCACCCCTCATATGAACATCGATCACATCACCAATCTCAACAACAGTATCGATTTCAGACTTATTAAGGGCAAATTTTTCAGTAGTTGATCGCTCTATTTCAGGCACTGCTGGTATCTTCATCTTCTCTTCAGCCATATTCATCTCCTTAGGTTCCAAATATCTAGTTATAATCTTATATTGGCCCCCATCCCGTTAAGGACAGGGACCAAGTAAGACTACAAATTACGCATCATAATCCGAAGCAGCGTACATTTCAATAGCTCTGTCAGCGTCCAACACTTTCGTGACATGGCTAAACTTGTACCCAACCGTGGAACGTTGATCAAGAGGGTCAGCAGTTCCTGAAGAACCCCGTTGTTTACGGAAAGTCTTCAAGTTCTGGCCCGAAAGCTCAACAAGACCATAGGCTTCCATCCCGAATATGAAGTTCCGATAGACATTGATCGTCGAGGTATTCGCAGCGACTTCAATGTTTGAAGACTCCATAACACGACATTGGTACATTTTACCAACTTCGCCTTTCATGGCCTTCTCAGCGGTGATGTACTTATTCATTTCAATCCACCCGTTAGCAGTCGTATCTGACATAATGTCAAACGACACTTTAGGATGCACCACAGCTTGGAAGTTCCCATCAGAGAAGGGACGCACATCTTTATCTTTCAAACCAGTAACAGCTTTACGAATTTCTTCAGCGTTTACCACGTCCGACTGGGTGATAGCATCAGCATCCGCACGACTATTAACGAACTGGTCAGTCAGATTCCCATGCAGCGAGTTTCGGATAATAGTATCCAAGGACAGCGCAGCAAGGTAAGAAAGCACGTCAATCGCATTCTCCACCATAGGGTCCAACGACTCATCTTCCAACAGATCAGACAACTCAACGAACGCACCGTATTGAACGGGGACCGCAGTAACCTGTTGTGATTCCAGACTAACAGCGTTAGGAGTAATACCTTCCGTAAGAGCTGTGGTCTGAGCAGCAATGTTTTTGAAACGATGCCACTTGATTTCATTACCAGCATTTTTTGGTAGTTTCTTCTTCGCTCCGAACTGGTCAAGTCGGAGGGTCTTTTCTAATCTCGTCAAAAGCATCCGATCATAATAGACCTGGATAGCGTTTTGGAGATTTGCATCTGCAGTTGTTTGGGCAGCCATAACTTATCTCCTGTAATTTAGATTAGTCATAGTCCCGATGTTCACTCTTTGGTAACATATCTCTTAATTTCTCAAGAGGCATATTATATAAGTCTGGAACTGCGGAACTAGACTTCTTAGCACCGCTACCAGCTACAGCTGTTTTAGCTTCTTTAGCCAGCCTCTTTCTCTCATCTTCAGCACCCTTGTTGAGTGCCTTTTTAACAGCGTTTTCGCTGCTGGATTCCTTAGCAAGTTTATACAAGGAGTCAAGAACAACTCCGACATCTTGGTTGAGATTAACGGGACAATTCTGAGAACCAGCAATTTCGTTCATTTTATCCTCAAGTTCCGCAAACCCAGGGTATTTATTCTGGTTTACTGCTCGTCGTAAGAACTGAGTTTCATAATCACGAATCCAATCTTGCTTTTCTTTATCAGTTTTTGTCTTTTCGCTACTCTCTTTAAGAGCCTCAAACCTTGGGTTCAAGTACTTGTCAAGAGCTTTTGGTCCTTGTGACCGTAAGTCTTCCATAAATTGCTCAGGGTCGACTTGTTCAACAGCCTGGTTATTGAGTCTTTCAACGATAGATTCCATTGAACTCTGCAATTGTTCGAATTGGCGTTTCTGCTCGGAAGCAGTCTGCCAGTCACGAGTTGCTTTACTTCTAAGTTCATCATAGTTCTTTTTCGTTTGCTCAAGTTCAGCCTGTATCTGCTGTAGACTTGTCTGAGCATCAAACTCCTCACTAGTACTCGAATCCTCATTAGCGGTGGTTTCAGATTCTTCCGTAGTGCTGAGTGCATCGTCAGCCTTTTCATCGGCTTTCACGTCGGGCTTTTCATCTTGTCCGAGTTCCTCTTGAATTTTCTTGAGTTCGTCGGGGACTTCCTGCTTGTCGACTTCATTTGGCATTGTGTTTCTCCTTAGTCTTGTTCAGAGCTAACTTCACCCTGAGGACTTAAATCGTTGGGTTTCCTCCGCAATGCCTTTTCTGCAGACTCTTTATCCTGAAGATAACGAGCTAACATCTCGATTACTTCATGCCAAGTCTGCGCTTTGATTCTTAAATTCTCGGCTTCTTCCTTGGTTTTAGACCCAAGCCAAGCCTTATTTAGTTCATCTAATTTGCCTTTTACATCTCTGGACAGAATAGCAAATCCAGGTGAATTACAGAAATCGAATACTTTAGTGCCTTCTTCCAAGGCTATTCGATGATTCTTTGCAACTACTTTCTTTGGTATTAACTCCTTAACACTTTCTTGACCACTGGGCGTATGCACTTTTCTTAACGGATGCATGATTATCTCCTTATTATTGTGGAGGCTGAGGTTGTGTCATTTCCGACACAGCTCTTGCTGTATCTGTATTAGCCTGTTGTTGATTAATAGCTACCCCTTGTTGCTGCGGAGTAGGCTGTGCCTGTAAAGCATTTGTAACAGACGGGTCACCATCCATCCAACTCCAAACCTTTCTCATAAGAATCGTCATAGATTCTGGAGTTAAATGATTCTGGAACATCTGAATATACTGCATGGCATTCTGAACCTTAGCTTCATTAGCTATCATTTGTGAACCAGCACGTACAATAAACCTTGACTGAGTTCTAATCTCTTCAGGCGTACGAGGATTCTGCATGACAGCCCCATAAAGCTTCGGGTCTTGCAGTGTTTGATCATCATCAATAAACTGACCGTTTAGACTATGGATTATTTCTACCAGAGGCTGCAAACACATCAACTCAATAACCTTAGCGATAAGACTAAACTTATCTAAGGCTTGACCAATAATGAGCTTAGCTCCTGAAGCGGTTCGTCCTAAACGACCTGATTGTGGCGTACCTTGTGCTGATCGTGGTGTAGTGGTGTTCTCGATATCTGATTGTACATTTTGGGCTTCTAGGTAAGCTGATTGCGTTACATCCTTCTGTTCTAAAGCAATCACACTATCTTTATTAGCATCTCGTGTGATGATTCCATTAGGAGTCGAAGTCAGCGAATCTAGATCAATGTCAGCCCCACCGTCGATAAGCCACATACGATTAATCATAAGATTAATGTTGTCCAATCGTTGCCTTCTCAGAGTGTTCAGCTCATGCTGCAAAGGAATGACTGGCTCAACCATTCCAATACCAAACCACTCTTTCGGTGAATTAAATAAAACAGTACGTAGCAAGGGTCTACGCTGGTGATGAAAAGGATTCCCTTGAGCTTTTGCTAAAACAGATTTATTGGCTATAACTATATGGGCTTCTTCCTCAATCCCATCTCCATCCACATCATATGGACCCCAGTAGGAGATTAATTCAACCTGCTTATTCTCAGCATAGTCTTGCGCTAGACCACGAGTAGAGCGTCTTTCTTGCCTCGACTCAGAACGAGAGCTACTATCACTAGAAAGATTAGGAGAATCAGTATTGGCGAATACTGGGAATTCACCAGCTCCCATCTTCTTAAACTCTTCTAAGCTCATCCATGAACGAATGAAGAATCCTTTACCTTCTTCATTTTCATTTTCAGCTTCAGGATTAGGAAACACATCAAGAATATCTACAACTTCTATCTCTGGTCGTCTTTCAACTACCTTATACTCTTTAGTTTCTTCCCAATCGACGATATCATTTCCTACTTCAAACCCATCAATGATCGTTGTTTCTCTAATTGGAACTCTAGTCCAGACCCAACCACGCCTAACTTTCCAATACACTTTAAGGTAGGATGTCCCGTACAGTAGTAATTGTTTAGCGAAATCAAGGAATTTCACATAAAAGTTAGCCATCCTAAGTTGGGCTACAATCAGTTTACGAATATCATCACCTAGATCTTCATCGGCAGCATCTAAGGGATGCACTTCAAAGAACTCGTCTACTGAGAATAAAGTGTTTATGATTTTAGGGATTGCAGCTTCAATGACTTGGAATACGATAGGAATGAAGATTTTAGTGCGAGTTTTAGTCTTACGGGCGGTTGTAGTGGAATGGTAAAGGCCATAGACTTCTTCAAAGAGATCATCATAAGGCTGTCTCCAAGAAGCCCATTTATTAAATTTGTTGGTTAAATCCTTGACAATCGCTGTCGCATACTCTTCTTTTCCTGCATCTGTCCATGACCCATTAAACTCAATAGGGTCAGCGTCTTCCATCCGTTCATCCCTACCAGAATCCATTAGTTTACCAATCTTGGACATACGTGCTTTTTGATCGTCTAATGACTCTGTGTCAAATTCTTCTCGCATATTTTATCTCCTTATACTGGATAACCTGTCCAAGGGTCTAATTTCAAATTCCTATCTCCTTATGCAAAACGCTGTGTCTTTGTCTGATAGAATGGATTCGACCTGTAAATAGGTTTTACTTGTTTCGAAAAAGCATACCTAAGTGCATCCATTGTATGGTCATTTATACCTACGGGCTTATCACTTGTTGGTGCGTCTTCGGACTCATCCTTATGGTGATAGGACTCGATTTCATCTATCGTATTACGAGTCTTCCATCTAAAAAATTTTAAGCGTCCTTCTTTCAATAGCTGCGTTATTTTCTCATATGTTACATCGAAGCTACCAGCTGTCTTATCAGCATTATACAGACATTTGACTTTGTAAACTCTTTTAAGTTCTTGGATGACTTGAGCTGAACTCCAATCTGCAAGAAT